AGGAAAAAAGCAGGTACAATCGGTGGGAGTGGAGATACTAGGTAAAAAAAGAGGGGGCTTAATTGCCCCCTTTTCTTATCTTATTGCTTCTTTGTAAGCCTTGCCCAACATTATCATTTGTTGTAAGTCATCTGTACTTGAGCCATCTGGTGATCTACCGTTCTCCTCTATGAACTTAACAGTTGCATACTTACGGAAGTCGGGAGACATACGCCTATACTTCGTCTGGGCAATCAAGTAAGGATCACCTGACATGTACTCCATACCAGATTCACGAAGCTGGCTCTTTAGGTTGGAAACCTGCGATTTAATCAGAGGTACAATTTCAGAATTTACATACTGATTTTCTGTGATCTTTTCTTTAAACTCTAGTGACTTAGTTTGATATGCGTCACGTACGTATCCTTCCATAGACTCTGCTATAGCTACGATAGTTGGGATATGTTTGCGTAGTTCTTTGTTTTCGGCACGTTGAATGCTTGGGACACGTGACTTACTACCAAGCTCCCATTCCTGCATACCCTTACTCTTCAGGTACTCTCCGTACTTGGCATCCTTCTCTTGGAAGTTAAGACCAAAGATAACACGAGACAGCACATTAGTACGATCTTTCGTACCGTCTTCCGCATATAAGAATTCACGTTCCGGTAACGCAGCTTCCTCTTCTGCACTCAGGGTAAATCCACGTTGATCAAATGGACGTTTTACTTCGTTGCCAAGGGTTGACCAGAACCCTAGATCAGGGTCTTCACGTACATCTTTGTATGCTGTACCACGTAGACCTGCGGCACGTTGTGATTCAATCACCTGTCCGAAAGGTACCGCCCAAGTAGAAAGGTATTGACCCAGTGCACCACCTAGTGCTTTAGCTGTAGTTTCTTCAGCTGTCAGATCAAGGCCAGTTGCAAGATCCGCAACCTCTTCTAAGAAAACATTGCCCACACCAGTACGGAAGTTTACACCTAAGAATGTGTCTTGGAACTCACGAACATCAAACCAGTCGCCTAGTGTACCATCCATAGCACGTTTAGTTGCTTCACCAAGGTACAGGAACTGACGTAGTGGATACTGTGGTGTAGTATCTAACATCGCATCGTCAGAAGTAGTGACCATTTTATAGTCTGCATTAGCATCTTCACTAGTACGATACTGATACGCAGCACCGATAGCAGACCAACCTAAGATGTTACGTTGAATACGTTGACGATCTTTAGCTGTTAGTGGGCCACGTTGTCCTTTAGAGACAAGGCTTGCCATCTTACGTGTAATAGGTATAGATGCACCACCAGCATACTGACCCAACAATTCCATACTGTTAAACATAAATCGTGGGAAGGGCATTACAGTAGTTAATCCATTACGTACAATGAAGCTTGCAGTACTTTGGAATACAGGTATATCTGGTTGTTTAGCATAAGTAATATCTAATGCTTTATTAACACTATCGTCAACCAAGTCCATAAAGCTGCGAGTACCTGCAGGACGTACAGAAGAAGCATCGTTAAGTAGGTCACGAACCTTACCTTGGTTTAGTGCATCAATAAGGTCGATGTCCCATTCACGCCGTGACAAACGTTCAAGCTCCCCGAAGAAAGCACCTCTACGAATTAAATATTCCTGCATACGGTTAGGTGTGTTTAGTATATCCACACCGTCTTCTAAAGCAGATAGTACAGTGTCAACTGCGCCACCCTTACCTCTACCCGTCAATGCTTGAATCTCATTGATGTTATTAAACATACGATCAAATTGATCCCCAAGCTCTGGGCGTTTTAGAAGTATATCAGTGTACAACTGCGCCACCCTTACCTCTACCCGTCAATGCTTGAATCTCATTGATGTTATTAAACATACGATCAAATTGATCCCCAAGCTCTGGGCGTTTTAGAAGTATATCAGTGTATCGTTTAGCCTCAATGGGATTACGGAACATATACTTCATCTGACGAAAGCTATCCGTCCAAACGTCCCCATCAAATATAGCACCAATAGCACCTGTCTTATTGCCAGTTGATAGTCTATAAAGAGACTCGTCCATCACATTGCCTAAGCTCTCCATAGGCGCACGAATAGCACCGGATGTAAGGTTACGAGATGCAGTAGCAACCTGAGAAACCAACCCACCACGGCGAACATTTTCAATTCGCATAACAGTTTTACGGATATCTCCTGCAGCATTTTTAGCTGCATTCTCTTTGGCTGCTTTTCCTGCACCTGCAGGACGTGCTCTTGCTATCTGTGATAGTTTGTTAAGTATTTTACCAGCCTCAGAACCGGAACCAACAACAGTCAAAACATAATCATCAAATGAGATGTTGTACTTTGTGAGCATATCTGTGAGGGTATCTGATGCAAGCAGGTCTTCATTGACAGTTAACTCAAACAAGTCATCAATGATTGTTTCGTTCTTACCAAATGCTTCAGGGTTTGCTTTTTTTAGGTCTGACGCAACAGCCACAATAGCATCAAACTTTTCTGGCTTTAGCAGGGGAGACATTAGTACTTCTGGATCATCTGTTAAATGTGCAAACTGAGCCGACTGATCAAGTATACCTTCTTCTAATGTACTCTTTATAGGCTTGTTTTTATAATTCATTATCTCTTCAGATGTTTTTATACCTTCTTGGCGTACCAGTTCTGTATCTATAACCTTATTCCCAGATTCTCCTGTAGAAATTGTCTTACCTGTCCGTGTTTCAAAAGCTTCAATTAAAGATTGTTGTGTGGCTTTATTAGCTTCAGCAACTTTCTTGGCTTCTGCAGCCGCAGTCTTGGCAACTTCTGTTTCAGCTGCAGCTGCACCCTTGGCGTTTAGTTTAGCACGTGCCATCTTCTTGACGTTGGTTCCAGTAAGAAGTTGAACACCTCTTGAAGCTAATTTACCACCAACTACCGCAGTACCTATTAATTCCGCACCAGTTATCAACCCGAAACCCACTGCTATTCCTTTATCAACTAAACTTCCTTCGTTCCAAAGGTTTTTAGCTAAAGCTAAATCATCATCTAGTTCTTCAATAGCCATTGCAGTACCTAAAACTGGTGTCAATTCAGCTCCAGTTATTAGTCTGGATATTGTATCAGTACCGTATCCTTTATCTAACAACTCATCAATTAGTTTTCTGTGAATTGGATTTTCCGTACTGCTCATATATGTACGAATAATTTCTGCTTCTTCTTGTATCTTTGTTTCGTTATCAGATAAGTCAATTAAATCATCTTGTCTTTTAATTGCTTCTTTATTACCATACTGTGCAGCCAACCCTTCATAGTATTCTTTTTCTGCACGTACACCTTTGTCACGATCCGCATAATTTTTACGAGCCTCTATAATTGCTGCTTTAAGGCGTGGGTCTTCATAACTTTCGTCTGCCTTAGCTTGGTCAAGCATTTCATTCGTTTGAATCTCTGCTTCAGAAGTTTGCTGCCCCATAGTAGGTGCATCAATGTCTGCTACATAGGTAGTATTCTGTTCTGTGGTATAGTCCTCCTGCGGCAGAGGTTGTTCCACCGTAGGCTGTGTTTTAGGAAGGGAGGCGGAGAAAGGTACAAACGTTACTCCGTTGTCTTCTTCCTCTTTAGATGCGAGCTTACTAGCAAAGGGAACAAAATCTGCCATTAGTACAATACGCCTAAGTCACTTATTAGTGCTAATTTAGTGTTGCCTTGTTCGTCTGTGTACGCAACAACATCATTTTGCTTGAACATTCCTTCAGAAGCCTCTTGTTGCACTTGCTCTCGTGTCCTACCTTCACTGGGAAGTGCTTTAAATTTTCTTGCACTAGAAGCATCTGCCCCAGATATAGATGCGTCATTGTCTGAAGCTGCACGGGCGGCTCCTAGATGGGAACGGTAAACAGATTGTTTGTAAAACAGATTGTTTGTAAGCCTCAACAGATGCGTCCGTAGAGTTTTTAACATTTGCAATCATAGTTTTAAATGTTGTATCTTTCGTATCTCCATATTGAGTTACTAGATTTCTATGTGCACGGTATCTCAAGGCAAAGGCATTTGCTTCATTACCTGTTTGCACAAGTTTAATTTTTCCAGTAATGTCTTTTTCCGCCAAGCCCTCTAATTCAAATGTCCTTTGAATCTCATTATCCACAAAGCTATCCCGACTTTGCTTACTAAAGTCTAATGTCCCAGAATCCGTACCATCCCCATCTAAGCTTGACTTAAATTGTTTATATTGTTCTAGTGTCTGCTGATATTCTAGTGTCTGCTGATATACTGCATCCAGATTTTCACGTTTGGCAGGGTCTGTGGCATTCGTGCGCATTGAATCCAGTTCAACTAAACGTGCTTCATACGTTTTGGCTTTAGTTACATCTTTTTCTGTAGGTGGCGCAGTGAATCGAGAAACAAAAGGTGCACCCTCTGATTGAGCTACCTTTGCCTCTACCTCACCTGACTCAATAGCAGCCATCTGTGGGCTAATCTGAGAGCCACGGGGATCATCTATGTCAAATGCAAGCTCACTCTGTACTTCAGCTTTAGGCATGGAGTAACCAGCCGAAGGATCATATCCTTTTTCAGACATAGTTTGTGCGTACTTTAGTGCATAACCACCTGCAGTTTTACCCTTAGACAAGATGTCGCCTACTTGTTCTTTAGTGTAGAACAGGCTCAATCCTTCAGCAATTTCTCTTGCTTCTTTTTCATCAGCCCTACGTTGAGTAACAGCAGCCATACGTGCCCTACGTTTAATTTCTTTTTCGTCTTGATCTTCTTTGTACATCTGTGCTTCTTTAGTCTTGATCATTTCAACCAAGTTCTCAGAAGCCCCACCGATAAACGCCCCAAAATTAAACGCCATTGTTATCTCCTCGCCATCAATCCTGCAGGTGCAGGTTCTACTTCTTCATCTGGCTCCATTGGCATTTCTTCTACGCCATCTTCATTTGCCAAATCATCCTTCATCTCACGTAGCACTTTACTGATAGCTGAACTACTGAATTTATCAGTGTCTCTTTGTTCAGGCTCAATACCTACCACATAATCTGCTTCTTCTTCGTCACCCACGTAGGAGAGCATCTCAACGATGATAGGCATCATAAGGATACCCACATCAATTGTGTGCTTACCCTCCATCACAGAGCCTCCCTGCAGGGCGTTGGCTATAGTAGTCAAGGGAATGCCGGACTCCATAACTTCTACTAACTGATCCCGTGCTGTCATGTTTAGGATACGTTCAGCATAGTATTCTGCAGCACGTTCTACTGTTGGGTACTGTGGGGGATGTTGCCAAGGACGTTCACCTAGCTCTGCGGTTAAACTTTGCCCCGGTATAGGAGCACTGAAACTTGATCTATAGTCTTGTGACATTATTATAGGTTCCTATACTTACGAATTTCTTCCATGATATCTAGTGCAATATCTGCAGGTTCTTTACTTTCTGTTTCTTTAGAACGAGGACTTGGTGACATCACACGAGATAGTAACCCACTCTTTTTCTCGGGGGTGGCTTTGTTTTTCTTGCGTTTATTTAGATTGCTCAAGGCTTTTGCGTAGCTAACAGCACTTGTATTATACATACTCATATTTATTACTCCTCTTAGTTAATCAGACTTCCAGCAAAAGTATTCGACAGTACATTTGTAGGAGTAAAAAGCAAGGTGCTAATAAGTTTACCAAAACTACCACTACTCTGTGCATCGATTCTCATCTTTGTTTCCTCTAGAGAAAGACCTGCCTCGGCGTAGGAAGCTAAACGTGCTTCTTGATTTTCCGCACTTGTCCATGCCCATTCCATCTGATCGCCGTACATCTGCCAAAGATTGTTGTAAGCTGTGTTGGAAATGTCCAATGTGTTTATGGCATTTATTTCGTTAGCACGATTGATGGCTGCGGTATCTGCAGTAGCAATTTCCCTACGCCACGTAGCATTAGATTGATCTATAACTAATTGATTCTTTGCATTGAATTGCTCACGTTGATTTTTCAATTCTGCATTAAACTTTTTGATTGCGTTTTTCTCACCCGCATTAAATTTAGCTATAGCATTCCTTTGTTCTGCATTAAACATGTTTGTTGTGTTAGACAAGTTATCATAGAACTGATTATTTTGTTGCTCACTACTGGCATTAAATTGTTTTGCTGCGTTCTTTGCTGCGGTGTCCGTAAAGATAGACTGTACTTGCTGCTGTGATTTAAACATATCAACTTGTTGCTGTCTGTCGGCATCTGCCATACTTACGTTGAGGAAGTTCTGGGCATTCATAACTGCAGCTTGTTGTACATTGCTAAGGCTTTGAGTTTCTAGGTTAGCTAATGCAGAAGCTTCTGCAAGTACCATAGCTTGGCTATTATTTACATTCGCCAAATTCATTGTGTTAACAGCACGAGAGTTCTCAAGTTGTACCTGTTGCTCTGCGGTGAAGTTCATATTAGCAATGTCACTGATCTTACTAGCATTGATAACTCGTGTCTGAAACTCTTGATCAAACTCCTGACCCATAAACTTTGCACGTTGTTCAGCTGCAAGCATAGCACGTTGCTGACGATTTGACAAGTTCATTGCTTCAAACTGTGACTGCGTTTGGGCATCAGCCATTGCAATAGGCAATGCGGATTCCATAGTAGCTTGAATGATAGCCTGACCAGCCATACTGGAAGCACCCAACCCACGTTGTGCAAGCTTCTGCGTTGCAGCCCTCATAGAACCTGCTGCCCATGCTGGAGTTTGACCATCGTCAAAGTCACTCATAAGCTGTTCTAGTTGAAAAGCTACAGATGTCTTTTCACTGGGGTCTGCTTGTGCTGCCTGTACTTGCTCAGTAAACACTGCAGCTTTTTGGGCATCAACCGCAGAACCAGTAACAAGCTCACCATCCTGTATGTCTCGTTGCACAGGACTGTCAATGACACTAGCTGTACCTTGTGCTGCTTTGAGATCTGACACTGCCGAAGTATCTTGTGTTGCGGCGACTACAGTAGCACGAGAATCGTCAAACCCTACTTGAGTAGAATCCAATCCTTCCAAAGCTGTATCAACTCCTTCACGAGATTCCTCTGCTTCAAAACTAGTTGCATCTTTTGCTTTTATACCTTTTGCTGTTTCTGCTCTGGCTGTAGCTGCTCTTGTTTTAATGTTTCCTTTAAGTTGCCCAGATTTTTCATCTATAAACTGATTTGATCTAGCTTTAATCTTTTCTGGATCTATTTCCGCACCCTCTGGAAGTTCTGGATTAACAGCCCTGTCAGTCATCTCATCCGTAATAGTAGGCCGACTTTTTTGGTATAGTGGTGTGAGATCTTGTAACCGCAAGTAACTATCAGATACTTCTTGTCCTTTAGCTTCTACTAATTCTGCAAGATATGTATCATCTGGATTTGCTTCAGCCCGTGCTTGCAACCTAGACAATTCTAAATTTAAAGTATCGTACTTTGTGGTTGCTTCATTGTACTGCTCTTCGATGTTTGCTAGATCAGAAGTAACACCTTCAGACACATCTGTTGAAAGGTATTCACGGTACATATCCTGTTGTTGCTTGTACAGATCTGCACCCGGTGCCGCAGTTTCAAATGCAGTTGCTAGTATATTACCACGGCCCTGTGCGTAGTTTTTATTTTTATGGCCTGTACCAATGGTAGTACCATCAGGATATACTATACTCCAATACTTGCCTACCTTTTCTAATTTAAAATCTTTAGGGTTAGCTGGCGTAGTACTACTTTTAAGTATATCTGTTACAGTTTTTTTAGCCCAGCCTTTGTCAGCCCCTAAGTCCATATTTACACCAGTAGTACCAGCATTCCAATCAGTATTCTGAAAACGTTCTTCAATTGCTGAATCTTGTCCCGAAAAATATGTACCCGCATCTGGCATACCTTGTGACGGATCATACACAGGTGTAGCACCAGATGTGCCCGTAGGTGCATCCATAGGTGTACTAAGGGTAAGGGGAGTACGAGCAGCTGAAAAAGCTGGACCCGTATTACCCGAAAGTCCTGTAGCAATAGGCGGAGTGTTATCATCCGGTTGTGGCATACCACCGGGAGCAAAGTTCTGTACATACCCACCATTAGCAAGTTTAGTGGCAGCTTGGCGGTACTCTTCCATCTTACTTTGTTTATCAGGATTACTGTTTAAGTAAGCATCAAACCCTGACATGTCACCTGTATAACCCATTGTCTGAGCAATACGTTGCATTGCTGAAGGTTTAAACCCAGCAAACTTTAAACGTTTTTTCTTTGTGGTTGGATTATTCATGATATATGCCTTATGGTTTCGTGGGCCAAGTCAAGTCGTATGGAAACGAAGCTTGGTCTGTAATGTCACGGAGATCGGAACGGTACTGTTTCATATCAGATGCTACAGCTTCGCCATTCTCAAGTGCCTTCACTACTACCCAATCTGTGTCATCTAGTAAATCATCCCGTTGCTTACGGGCAGAACTGGCAGCAACGTTGGCACGATCTGTTATCTCAGAGTCCGTTAGGGGGACAATACTGTATACAATTGTCCATGTACCATTTACAAGTGTAGGTGACGCAGGTGTCTCTACCTTTTCTGTCCGTGTGTTATAAGAGGGAACGGTGCCATCCACTACAGGATACACATCGTACCGTGCCAACATAGCATCAGAAACAATACGTGGAAAAGACACGTTTGGATTGTCACGGCGTAATTGTCCAATCGTGTACGGATATTGATCGACACTACCGTTTGTTAGTTTTACATACATTTATATAGCTCCTTTAGCTTGTATCTATTGATCTTGGGTCAACTTGTATATGAGCATCATCATTTAGTTCATTGATGCCTAAATTTTTAGTATTCACTAGAACTGGCGCAGTTGTATTCGCACCTGAGATATCCCATATAGCAAGGCGATGTGGTACATCAGTTTCTACTCCATCGTCCCGAATAAATGCATACAGGTAACCTTGCCGGTGCACAATATCAGAACCAAATATATTACCGATTTCCCCTGTGTGCACAGTAACAGAGGTCTGAGTAAATGTTGACGAGCTACTTTTTGTTACATCTTCATTGTGAAAAAGTGATACAATAGTAGTTCCATAAAGTAAAGATGCTTCACTATTTAACGTACTAGAATTGCTATCTCCGAAAACACCAGTTGTAGTTGTAGACCCTGTATCTGCAGATAAACTGCCAGCAGAATCTGAGAAGTTAAAACTATTAAAATCAGGATTGTCACCGTTTCTAAAAAGAATAACTTTACCACTGTCTGTGTTAGAGTTGTAATAAGCTAGTCCGTTATCAGCATTTATTAATTCGGTACCAATTCCACTAGTACTTACATCTGCATATTCAACTAAGGTAATTGCATCTGGGTCAGATATGTCAAACCACCAAACTACTCTAGATCCTGCATTGTTACCATGAACAAATACATAATCAGTATTGTATACTTGACTATACAAAGATTGACTTAGATAGTAGGGATCTACACATTTTTCTATGACATCAAAGTCATTATCCCACGTTTGTCCACCTGTTAGTGCATACCTATCCCGAAGCAAAAAATCCTCAGTAGATATATCTAGAGTAATAACTGAATCTTCACGTGTAAATACTGTAATAAATGTGTTTGGATTCGCATAGTGTATTTTAATTATCTCAGAACTAGCTGTTTCGCCTGTAATAGTTGCAACGTCTAACTCTGCTGCATAAGAAGCTTTTCCTGTTGCATTATCTAGAGTGTACAGTCGCAAAACTGTATCGGATATTTTTGCCACTAATATATTATACTGCCAAGCAACAACAAATTGACCGTCCTTGGGAGCAATAAGACTTTCTCCCGGTGCCTGTGATGCTTGGTCTGATGATATGCTAGTAACATCCGTCAGGTCCAATATCCGTAAAACATCTGCGGATTTTCGTATATAATACGCCCAACGTTTAGTCAAAGACTGTGTTTGAGTAGCCATAAGTTTTTTAGTAATGCAACTCATGCTAATGCATTCCCTGCTCTAAACCCGTAAAATGTAGCACCATTATCGTGTGTGAAGAATACAAATACGTCAGTCTCTCCCGAACTAGTTCCTACAGGCTGAGTACCGTCAGGCCAAGCTACTGTACTAGGCCATGTAATTATGACAGTAGCACTAGGTGTAATCTTCAATGTAAAGCCGTAGGCAGTACCGGATGCTGGTGCATTAGTGAAGCTGTACGTAACGTCTGCAGCAGGAGTGTCAACGAAAACGTTACCTGTTTCTAAGTCTAGTGTACCTCCAGTAACAGTACCCAGTGTTTCATTGTAGCTTACAGCACGAAACTCTTGACTTGCTAGTACATCACCATTGGCATCTGCAGTCAGTACCTTACTAGCCTCTGACGTACCTAGTGTAGTTATGTCAGTATAGTTTAATTCAGTAACAGTCGCAGTAATACCGTCTAAAGCATTTAACTCTGCGGCATCTGCAGTTACAGCAACCCCACCTATTTGCAATGTTGTGGGATTAAAGATACCGCCAGATATACTAGTGCTAACTACCGTTGTACCTAGTGTGGCATTGGTTGCATCTAATGTGTCAATGTAACCTGTACCTGTAATATACGCATCCTTCCACTCCGAGCCTGTGGCACCTAAGTCATACGTATTGTCAGCCGAAGGAATAATGTTAGAGGAAACATCTGCAGTAAAAGTTACTGTGTCAGAATCTGCATTACCAAGTACGGTATTGCCCTCTACAGATAGAGTACCTGCAGCTACAATACTAGTAGCCACATTCAACGTACCGGACATATAGCCATCTTTAAAACGCAGGGCGTCTGTGCCCAAGTCTACTACGTTTGTAGTCTTAGGACGCAGTACACTGGCTGTAGCAACCACATCTTGGGTGGGGCCAATTACAAGAATAGGTGCACCTTCTGCCGTAGTACCGTCATGTGTGTGACCAGTGCTTGAACTAAAAGCATTTTCTACTTGGTTAAATTCATTGTCTAAGTCATCTGCATCAATAACATTACCGTTAGAAATATTATTGGATGTGTCTTGTCTGTTATAACCTGCCATAGTTTTTCCTTACTGTCTGTCGTTTTCTTTAAACTCAAATACGGCACTATCAAGTACAAAACTAGAGCTAGTGCTATTGTCTTCAATACGTAAAGCTACTGTATTACCAGAGCCTATTATGTTTTGGGTAAATGTTTGTGTGAATGCTTTACCAAATACTGCTGATCCATACAGGGATGTTGTATCACCGTAGATACCTTGTGTGAATGCTTTACCAAATACTGCTGATCCATACAGGGATGTTGTATCACCGTAGATACCAGCTACACCAGAGCTTGATGTCATATTGAATGTTGGTGGTTGTATCTTAACAGGACTAGCCTGATTATACTTTACGGAACCAACTATGTCAATAGTGCCTAGAGGTTTAATATACAAATCTAGTTTATAAAAAGTTTTACGTTTCTGTGGATCTGCTATAGGCATATAGGGAGTTTCAAATACTGCGTCTATAGAATCCCCATCCCTACTAGATCCATTTTCCATTTGATAAACGTATCCATCATTGTTGGCAAATAGTACTAACTCTACATTATCTACTATCTTAGAGTCACCTGAGTATACTTTAAATCCTTGTAACTCAGCCCATTGTAAACCTTGACCGCCCTGATCTAAAAATTTAGTACCTAGCACACCTTTAGATGTAGATACCTTATCCGCACTGACATAGCTAAAGAAACGATATTGTGCTTTCTCACGGACATTAATTGCTTGATATGTTTGTGTAGAGTCTAGTAGTTTTTTAACAGTAGGTCTAATGTTTTTAGAAGAAACATCCAGCCCAAAGTCAACATCCAGCCCAAAGTCACCTATGTTAGCAGTAGAACTGATGGTACGTAATCCATCGGGTGCCAGAAACATTACATCGCCACCAATTTCTTTGATGGTATCCGCCCCAATACAACCTAGTTCTTCTGTTATGGGGCTAAGTCTAAAGTCTGCAGATGTAGTACCCGATAGGTTAAATATCTTATCTTCACAAAAAATAATTAGGTTATCCCTAAAAACTTTTAGTCCGGTAATGGTAGAGTTTAAACCAATGGAACCCGCACCATTAGCAGGATCAAAATCAGAATCTGTATACGGTGCTGTAAATACAAGCTCAGTACCTACGCCAAAGAATAAAGTACTTTTAAATGCCTCAACTACCGAAGCACCCTGCACAGCAGTAGCACCTGTTCCAGAACCTGTAATGTAGCTCATGGTGTCTGTGCTATTAGTATAGTATGCAGGGTAATTAATACCGTCTACAAATACTATTTTATAGGCATTGTTATACTTGTAGTCTGCGTGTCTTGCTTTAGTAAAAGTAATGTCTGCTGCAGTAGCTAGAGATGTCCATGCTGGTACACTATCTACAGCATCTAATAAGTAGTACACACCACTTCTTGCTGCAATAACTTTCTTCCGACTACTCTCACCCACAACACAAATTGTTTGGACAACATCAGAGCCAGTAAGTTCCGCAGATGCAAACTTAGAATAACCTAATACTTTTTTATAACCCCCATCTAAAGACGGTTCAAAGTTACGAAGTACAGAAGCCGTACCGACACCATTGACACCTTGTTGTAAGGGACTCAAGTTAGTAACGAGGCCACCTGATAAAGGCACAAGAAAAGTTTGCCACTGTGTAGCCATGTTTTATACCTTTGCAATATTTATGTTGTTTACGTTTTTAACAGTAGAACGAACATAGTCGTACCTATTAATGTACAGACTACGCATTTGTTTAATGCCCATAGCAAGTTTTTGCTCAGACAATTGTGCAGCCTGTAGATCCCCACGAAAGGTGTACGCATAGTACATTGCACCATCTACAATAATATGTTTAAACTCTTGGGGAATACTTGGTACGTCATCTTGCAACTCTAAATCCACAGGATTACGATAGTATTCATACACAAGTTCATACGCATTACTGGGTGTAGGTACAGTAATAAATTCTTGGCTAGGTGTACGTACAACATAACGAGGGACACCTTGCATACTGTCAGACGTATTGTACTCATAGTCTACATACATAGTCTACATACTTATCTAAATACTCTTGATAAGCCAAGTTCTTTAGCTTAGTGGTACTTACGTTTAATGTATCGTTACGTTTAATACGGAAACTATCCATATTAATTGTTTTTACGTCATAGGGATAGCCGTATCGTGTAGTACCTGCAGTAAGGATATCTTCCTCTTCTACATGGTTCCAAGGCCACTCAAACTCTTCGTGATTAATATGTCGAATAGAACTATTGACAGCATCTTTAGCAGTACTGTAATAGCCTGTAGCTGAAGCAAAGTTGGAAGTAGTAAGCTCTACTTCATTTAACCTACGGTTTACTTCGTTCACTAGACCTAAAAAATTATATGCCATTATTTATCCCTCGCACGTAGTCGAATGCTTCTTTCTACCACCAAAGAATTGCTATCTGTTATTTTACAGTAGAATAAATAGTTAGTATTATTTATACCACCAGCTATATTTGCTGTAGCCACAGTGCTTGTATTAGTTGCCGCAATAAGTTGAATATTCTTGTATTAGTTGCCGCAATAAGTTGAATATTGTTTACAACACTTCCACCGGGTGTTAGTAATGTTTTAGTTCCATCTGAATCTTCAACATACCAAGTAACAGAAACAACTGTTGCTTCACCTAGAAAACGAGACCAGTCTACACTGTAGTCTAGGGTTTCATCTGGGTCTTTGTTAGGCCACTTTAATGACATTATAAATTCCTTTAAGCTGCTACGTAAGCTTTTCTACTGTTGCTCAGAGCTTCTATATAGACAGTCCTACTTTGCTCTTCCTCTACGTATACGGTTCGACTACCCGATTGTGCCTCTACATATACTGTTCGACTCTGGCTTTCTTTTACGTATGAAGTTTTGGTAGAAAATAACTCCCGTAAATACACGGTTCTATTTCTGCTATAGTTTTCCTTTATAGCTTCGTAATCAAACACAACGCCACTAGCAATAAGATTGTTTGTATCTATGTTTCCAAATACAGCATCAACAATAACTACAGTTGCAAACCTAAATCCTACCTGATCTACACTAGTTGTGGCTATAACGCCATTTAAACTTGTCTGCGCATCAGCTTTAACTATTGCTGAACCTACACTGATACTAGCATTAACACTATCTAAACTTGTCTGTGCCTTGCCTGTAACTGCTACTAAATCTACAGTAGTATTAGTATTAACACTATTTAAACTTACCTGTGCCTTACCCGTAACTGCTACTAAACCTACAGTAGTATTGGCATTAACACTATCTAAACTTGTCTGTGCTTCAGCTCTAGTTACTACTGAACCTACACTGATACTAGCATTAACACTATCTAAACTTGTCTGTGCCTTGCCATTAACTACTACTGAATTTGCAGTAGCATTAAC